TTACCTTCATCTGCACAATATTTATTATTTTTACCACCCTTAAAAGAATATGTATTATCATTATTTTTTATGATTTTAAACTTTTCCCAGCCACCTATACCATTTCTATCACACTTAATAGTGTTACCTTCATCTGCACAATATTTATTATTTTTACCACCCTTTAGGTAAAGTACGTTTCCTGATGCAAATAAATCTGTACTCAGACTTCCCACCCTCAAACTACGTTTACCATCAAGGACCTGGTATATTTCGTCAAGTTTAGCCGCGGGGCAATCAACACTACCCGGATAATTATTCCACGATCCCCATGTATTCTTATTTTTACTTCCTACATTGACTGTATCTGAACATATACGTCCACACCCCGGAACGTCTTGGTGAACTGCATTTGCGTGACCACACCAGCCATCAACAGTACCAAGATGGATTTGGTTTGGTATACTGAATATAGTTGATTTACCATTCTTTATATCGTACGTATATACGACAGGTCTAGGATCCATATTACTACCCCTATTAGACGTTTCTGTGATTTTCGTAACCCCGTTCTCTTTTATTATCCAACCGGGTGCATATCGAGGTCGCGTATATACTATATCTATTTTATCAACCTTTTTATCGGATTTTATAGTAAATATCTTATCCCCTACACTGTACCCATTAGAATTCCATGATGCATAATTTTCCGTACCACTACCAATACTAAACATATTATCAGGTTTATTGTTTCTGTTAGGTGATTTGTGTATAGTCGTTTGTGCCTTTGTCGCTAAAACGCCGTCGAGTTTTATGTACTCAACGTGTATTCCAAGAGAAGCGGTTGTTTTGTTTATAATAAATTCGTACGTATATGATTCAGGTTCCGGTATATCAATTTCTTCGAGTTTATTCGTATCAATAGCACTACTAAAATCGTTTTCTGTAAACGTGACAGTTTTCGTATATAATTTAGTATCGGAACTAACTTTGTTATAGTACAGTTCGAGTGTATTATCGCCTATAATTCTGTTATCGAACTCTTTTTTATCCACTATGTTCATCGTCACATCGGTAAAGTCTTTGAGGTTACCCGCATCACTATTTTCGTACTCGTGAATTGTGGTACCCGATTTATCTTTTAAAATAACGATCCATTTCGTAACATTACCTTCAATACTCGCCTTATTTTTCCACGAAAGTTTGAGACCCTCGAGTGTGTACTCTTCGCTCCTGGGTTTTATACTATAAATCAAAAATATGATAAATAGAATGATAGTAATCAAAAGTATCATTTTATATATCACAAGATAATATTATTAAATTAAATTAATTTATTCCTCTTTCATTTCAATTTCTGGTTTCGTATTCGAAGCTTTAGATCTACTCATAAGTACATAGACAAATATAGCCATGAAAATAGCGAGTGCCGAAAATATTCCAATTGCTTGGTAATCCATTTTTTTTATATTATGTTATAGTATAAGATAAAAAATGCGCGCTTTTACCACTGTCCTGATGGAAGCTTTATTTATCGGCCTTCTTTTACAAGGTTTAGTTATGGGTCTTACGAAATTCGTGTATAAGGGTATGGGTGTTCTGATTTTAGCAGGCGCGTTAATACATTTATTGTTCGAGTACTCGCCTTTCGGCAACATTAATGAAAAATGGTGTAAAATGATTTTTAATTAAAAATTTATAAGTTCATCTATAATCAGTGTTTTTTCATGTTCAAGCTCTTTTAATTCTGCAGACAATTCTTCGTATTGTCTATCTATATCATCATTGTAATCTTCAAGGTACGTTTTGAAAAAAAGACGCACGTCACCAACATCGTGTCCAGCATCAAAAAGTGACCCAACCGTATACCGATGTAATCGAATACCGAGTTCTTGTGCACGCCTTTTCACAGCTTCTTGGCGGACAACATTGGTTATATTTCGTCTATGTTTTAAGTTTTCCATTTTTTTTAATGTTTCGTGAATTAGTCTATTTACCTCAATAAGATTATCTTCCAATATATAATCACGTAAAGGTTCTGGAACAGGTGGTGGTGTTTGTATCGGTGGTAAATCCACGTGTACGAAATCCCCGCGTCTTGATTGTGGTGGCGGTGTTGTATCATATATGGTAAGATCGTCGAGATTATCTCCAAAAGGTGGGAGTCTAGGAACAGGTGAAAAAGGTATAGGTATATCAACACGGCGGATTCTAAATTCTTCTTCGTCTTCACTTTCAGACTCAGATTCGTATTTGATATAATCGTGAATTTTCTTTATCGAGTCACACATTTTAAGATAATCACCTTCAGAAATTATCTTAGAATTGAGGTCGAGAGTTTGCATTAACGTGGTAAGAGCTTCCATTTTTAATGTATTAATTTTTATTTTGTTTTATTACAACTTAGGTGTGTTAATTTTCTTAAAAGTAAAAGGGCTTCGACGGCTTCGCCAATTTCACGGTGTTTCACACAAAACCCGTTTTTTCCTTGGCGACAGAGACAGTTTTCGTATACACAGTTTGGACGCATTTTCTTAATCATTTTTTATCATCTCGTACTTAGGTTCTTATTTCACCTTCTTCGAGTTCGGAATCCGTTTCGTATTCACTTTCATTATCCAAATCGTCGATGTTTTCAGGTAATCCTTCTTCTAATATATCGTAATCGATTTTGTGTTCGATTTCGTAATCGTCTAAGAAATCGCGTAAAGAAATTTTATCATTGACATCGTATTCATCGTCTAAATATCGTTTCCAAAACGAAAGATTCTTTTTCGTAATTTTACTTGGAAACAGTTCAACCGTAAAATCCTCGTCTTTTTTATATCCACTCTGTTCGAGAATGTTCTTTTCACTTTCGATATACATATCGAAAAAGTTTTCTAAAACACCGTTTTGTTTAGGTTCGTAATAAAATTCAATAAATTGAGCTTGACCGTACGATGTTTCGAGTTTTTTATTAGAAATACCAATATAGGCGAGGTACCCGTACATATTTTTAGGAATAAGGTGTTCGGGGTACCCAAAATCGGCACGCAAACCGTATACTTTACACTTTTTACCCACTAATTCGGAAAAAAGTTGATTAACATCGAAAAGTTCGACGATCGTGGTACATTTTTTAAGAAGTTCGTAAGTAAGGCTCATTATATTATATTATATTACACATTAGTTGCTATTGTTTAAGTCCATATCGTCACTTAATGTATTGTAAAGTTCCGTCCAATCCACGCTTCCGTGAAGATTATATTTTTCGATAAAGTGTAAGAGTGTTTTCCGACACTTGAATTCATTTTTAAAGTAATTCATCCAAAAATCAATCCATTCTTCTGAAATGTGTCTTGGAACAATCATGGTTTTCAAACCATCTTTCGCCAACATTTGTAATGCCGGTTCGAGAATACCCATTCGCATACCGTTTTCGTATTTCTCTTCATACATAAAATCAAGTATATGCATTTTATCATTAAATGAAGAAACACCAAAATACGCGACGTGGTCGAGATGTTTAGGATTACATTCTCTAGGAAAATTGTGTTCTGGTTTCACACCGTATACTTGTGAATATGTACCGTGTGCAAACTTATCACTTCTAAAACTCGATAAAATACCGTCGAGTTTTGGAAGTCGTTCAATAGTAACAGCTTGTTTTGTAAGTTCGTAAATAAGAGACATTTTTATATTAATATTATATCTGATCTATATCACTTAGGTCTTCTCTGTACATTAATATTTCTTCAGCAACAATTTGATAAAATGCCATTTTATACGCTAAAAATCCAAATAAGGTTGCCCCCATATTAAAATCAAATGGTAATTCCGATGTGTTCCACAAAGATTCAGCCAATGCGAGACATGTCGGTAACAATAATCGTTTATTTAAACTAGGTACTTTTTCTATGTTATCGACGTAAGAAGAAAGTGAATCGACATACATATAAGATGCAATTGTACCCAAAGTCGCTGACACACCATCAATAGGTGTATGAAAAATAAAATGGTACGTTGAAACGGCGATACCGTATTGTAAAGTTGATTTTCTAATTTTAGCCTTGACTTGTTCGTATTCAGCTATACCTTCTTTACGTTTAGTAGGACATGATATTCGAATGGTTTTAGTGTACGGATTTATTATACTCAGCATTACATTACATTTTATTTAGTATATTTTCTTTAAACTTTTTCTCTTTCTCTTCAAAGGCTTCACACCTTTCTATAGATTCATGTAAACGAACTTGTAACTCGACGAGTTTATCCTCGTGTACAAAATCGTCTTTAGGTACCGGTGATAATTCCCATAAAATACCATACATTCTGTTATACATGAGTTCTCTTTTATAATTTTGTACCTCCCTATATTTAGAACGATTTAATTCGTTTGCGTATTTTACAATATCATGCGTATCCGTAAAACAAAACTCACTATACGCGTGTTCATGGAGTTCCGTACAGTTCTCGCCATCGCCGAATAAGTTTATCGAGTTTTTCAGTTTTTCCTCCCATACCGTATTTTCGTTTTTTGGGTGCCCCTGGGCACTCGAGAGAACACGCGTCGTATTTATTAACTTTTTCCCATATGATCCTCTGTATATCTCCCGGGAGATTGTTTGTCGCTTGACAAAAGGCGAGAATGTAGTCGTACGTGTGTAAGGCGATATAGTCTTCCATTTCATTTTTTATTATTTTTTCCATGTATTGTATAACTTAGGTTGTTTTGGTATTTCTAAAATGATTGTTTCATTCGCTTCATTTTTGGATACGATATAATCATTATCAAATACATTTATGGAAGGAAATGCTTTTATACTCACGGGGTTTGGGGTAGGCGCTATTAAGTTACATACACTTTTGTAGAATGTAAACATAACTGTTAGTAATTACCTTTATTTTTTTTTATATACTAAATACAATATGGTATCTCTCCAGGACTTACCAAAAAAAGTACAATACATAATTGTGGATTCTGAATTCGTTAATGGTACAAATAACACATTCACTATTGATTTATCACTTGAATCTAATCTACACGTCGAAGAAATATCAGAAGTAATTGGTATAAAACCAGTTGATTTTTATATCACACAAGTAGGTGAAAATGATTTAGGCAATACAAATGTAGCAAAGTATATAGATATAGTATGTGATGATATCCCAAAACGTGGTCAAATACTAAATGAACGTAACGGACAGATCCTAGCGCGCGTACCATTAGAACGAAGTTTTACGGGAAGTAATGATTTTATCATGCGTGATAAACAGTGGAGATCGTTTCAGCGTCAGACAAATTTATTCAATCCCATATCGATACAGAAACTTAATTTTAAAATATACGAATCACAAGGTGACGGTGATTATAAAACGCTCCAACCGGATGCGAATTGGTACATGGTTCTTGAAATAACAACCATAGACGTCAAAGAAAAACCTATCAATAAAGAAGTACAAATTCTCGAAGCGTTACATAAACTTATCGGGAAGATAGATGATCTTAACATAAACGTTAAAAAACTTCCAGATAAGGAGGATATCGAAAAAATGGAAATAGAAAAAAAGAAAAAGTACCCTTTACGTTACTTAATA